GCCAATAGTTTCGCAGAAGATGGTTTTAGGAGAGACTCTCCTAGTTATTAGTTATTGCCACTATTCACATTTTGATTATAAGTTATCTGAATTTAAATTGAATTATTTTTTTTTTTTTTTAATTTTTTATTTTTATTTTTTCAAAAAATTCAAAAAAATCCATTTCAAAAAAAATCACTTTTCTTTCTAATAAACAATGTCTGCAGAGCCCGTTTCTATGAAAATCTATGGTCCTGTGCCTGAAGGTACACAACTCATGAATTCTATTAAGGAATATCTATTTAAGAAACGCATTGAAGCCGTTTGCGCAGTCCATGGCGGTGCCAGGATCTGCAGCCATCAACGATGCAATCATCCTACTATGGGTTGTAAACATCAAGATTGTTGGAATTATAATGCTGAAAAGTATCCGCCCAAACCGTCACAGTCAACCCCCAAATCTCTTCGCTCATCTCCTACTCTTATGCGTCTCCCAGAAGTTATCGAGATCTCAGATGATGAAACTGACGATGTGGTTATAATCTCTGATGATGATGAAGAATACGTTCCCATTCGCATCTGCTCCCGCTGCAACCGAACGATTCATGGCAAGGATAAGCTATGTTTGTGTGTCACCCGTCGACCCGAGCCTACTAAGCGTGCTAGGCGTTTACGTCGTAGCGAGTTTGAGCAGCTCGTGAGCCAGGCTCAAGCTTGGTACCCTGATCGTTAAGTTTCTGTTTTCAAATAATAAATACTCATATTTTTTTTTCAAATAATTTTGTTGACTTTCGTTGACCGTTGACTTTCGTTGACCAAAGCTAAATAAAATAGCGGGGGGCCGGGGGGGGGTATCCCCCCCACTGTAGGGTGGGGGTGCAGGGGGCGAAGCCCCCGCGTTAGGGTGACTGTTGCCGAAGGCCGCGGTTAGGGTTACCATTAAGGGCTTAACGTACGGTTAGGGTGCTAATGCTGTTAATATATAAAAAAATTTTTTTAATTGCAGTTTATTTTTAAGAAAGATAAAGTTTAAATTGGGTCAGTTATTCCATCCAGCGGATACGAGACAGAATGCGATAGTTTGGCTGGATATCTGCAGGGGCACCAATTTCACCATAGCAGTAGATGCAAAATAGCAAATTGTTGGAACGGATCGTTCCGATATCTCCAGATGTGCCTGAGAATTCCACGTTGAACATCTTCTTGCGAGAGATCTTGAATTGTTTGATCGGAGGTGTCGTCATGCCTGCGATAGACGGGGCTACGATATGTTTTTTATCATACAAGACCTCGAAGCGTGTAATGTTGTCCAGGTTGCGATATGCGACCGGTCCACCTACGGTGGTGCCCCCACCACCGACTCCTGCCGCTGTTGCGGTGTTGATGAAGATAACGGCAGGGTCAGGGTATGCTCCGTTCGCTTGTTTGTCAATCAAAACAACGATACGGTAAGTGACGTAGCTAGCAGTCAGTCCTGCAAGGAACCCATTTATATGGAAGTTTGTGACAGTGATTTGACGTCCATCGCGTAGATTTCCTCCATCACCGGTTGGCACATTGTTGAGGGAGTAGATCTTCCACGCGGCGTTTGTGAAAGTACCACCATCCAGTGTGTCGTGAAACTTCGATTCCCCACTCCCTTTGAGGCCCATTGCCCACAAGTTCGAGGTTCGGTAAGTACCTGGAATCATTGTGGACACTTGAGAAGCGGGGGTCACCACTGCGTTCGCGAGTTCGGCAGCCTTGGTGAGGCTTACCCTTTGTCTTTTGGCACTCAATGCACCTCGTCTTTTCATCTTCAAATCTATCTCCGGTCTCTTAGCTTTAGTTTTCACAAGGACTCTTTGCCCTTTTCCTGCACTTACAGATTGATAGCTCATAATTAAATTCAAAAAAATAATTTAAAAAAAAATGTGCGAAAAAAAAAATAAATCCAAATTTTGCTCCAAAATTTATATATTAAGGATATATAGCCAAAAAATATCTTGTCTTGAACCGTTTATCTGTCGAGCTGGCTCGGCCGTTCACAGCCACCTCGTCAATAACTTATGGATATGATCCAGAGTGGAAAATATGCAATTAGCGCGAAATCTTCTTAATATTACTAGCGCTGATTGCCGTCGATGCTGGACTTAATTTATATATATTGAAATTAAGGAAGCTCGACGCATCTTTTCCACTCTTCCATAATTATAAATTATGGCCTAATTATTTTTTTTTTTATTTTTTTTTTATTTTTAAGAGGTTGTGAATTAAAAATAAAAAAAAATAAAAAAAAATAATTTTTATATGACTTCTGAGTCAGTAGAAATTATTGAAGATATCGGAGTCGATAAGCCCTTATCGACTAATACTAACCGATTTCGTTTATCTTCTAAATCCTTATTTTTGACTTATCCCAAGTGTCCTTGGGCAGCTGATCGTTTATTAGAGCATTTCAAATCGCTCTTTGCCAAGCATTCGCCATTATTTATCGTTGTAGCTCGAGAGTTACACAAAGACGGTGATCCACATTTACACGCATTTATCTCTTTAGAATGTCCATTCGAGACTCGCAATCCACGGGCTTTCGACCTTCATTCCGAGGTGCAAATCGAGGGATCCGAAGGTCGACATCACGTATCGTTCCACCCGAACATCCACTCGCGCATCAAGAGCCAGTACCGGGTAATGAAATACGTCACCAAGGACGGCAATTTTTTAAGTCACGGGGTGGACGTGAAGGAGTTCTTGTCACGCGCGAAGACCAAACGGTCAACTACGCCAGCCCTAGTAGCTCAAGCTCTTATGACTGGGTCAACCCTTCGCGAGGTAAACGACAAGGACCCCGAGTTTGTGATGATGAATTTGAAGACTCTTCAGACATATCAAACTCAGACTCAGATATGGGCACTACAACAGAAGAGATCTCTTCTGACGACGAGGCCTCTGAGGACGAGTCCTACAACCGGTTACGAGAGCTCATGGAACATAGCTATCTCAGAGTGGCTGAACGCTTCAATTCGGAAGCAGCGTCCGAGGAAGAGCAAACAACTTTGGATCTCCTCTGGACCCTCTGCCGGGAAGTCGACAACTATTCTCAGACTCATTAGAGCTTATGAGCTCAATGTGTATGTCTGGCCTGTGGACGAGGATTATTTTGATGAATGGGAAGATGGTGCCTATGATCTAATTTGGCTTGACGAATACAAGTCCCAGAAAACAATCCAAGTCATAAATCGCATCGCCGATGGCATGCCTACTTCGCTGAAACGAAAGTTCAAACCCCCCTTCACCAAATTTCAGAACATCCCGCTTATTATTTGTTCGAACGGAATACCGAGTGAGAACTACCATAATAAGGTAGGGACTGTTCAACTAGAGGCTCTTCTCGCACGTTTCGCTGTTATTGAAGTCCCATCTGAAGGACTGATCCGCTTGGACTTTCACGATAATACCGCTAGTCCCTATGATGAATATGATATCGAGTCCCTCTCTTCCGAGCCTGAGCTCGGCCCCGACCCCACCCCAACCCCAGGGGTTGCCACTGCTCAACCCCGACCCGGAGATGCCCCCGCAGGCTCCGGAATCGACGACCCAGCAGAATTTGCGAGATCGCCAGAGCCGCAAATTTTATCGGTACCTAGTACTATACATTCTCCTAACGTTAATAGCGGCGACCCAATTGACCCAGCAGATCATATCTTACACCCGCTGTTAGATGATGCTTCGCCTTCTACGCCTGCACATCCTGCTGACCCACTCGAAGCGTACACACGCAAGAGAATTATTCGAGAGTTCTTTGACCTCGAAGCTTCCGCAGCGAAGCGTTGAATCTATCAATAAAGTCCAAATTCAATCACATTAATACGTTTTTATTAAATTAATATATATTATCATCTTTGAGCCAGATCTTTTTAGCTGGCCTTCTTGATCTAAGGGACGCCACAATTTCTTTTGCGTGTGCACCACTTCCTTTACCTTGCCGACCTTCAACTCTTCCAAGGCGATCAATATAAAGCGAAGTCTTTGGATTGATTCCCGTGCGATCTTGAAACCCCGTGACGAAGTATGGATATATTGTTATTCCTTCAGAAATAGGTTTACGACATGTCATCCAGAATGCCCATTTAATGATTAGACCATTCCATACCGTTCCCGTGTTTCCCGGTGTAACCGCGGAATACTTCTGCATAAGTGAACAGTCCCTCATAGTCCACCTGAATGTTTTGGCATCGCCAGCATAAGTGTGCGTGGTTCCAAGGACTGTTGCGCTGCCAGATTCGGGAATGCCGGTCATGCTCTCTAATCGTGGAGATGTTTTGTGTAATTCAAATTTGTTATCGTAGAGTTTTCTGAACTGTCGGGCTGCTGGCATGCTTGCCCCAAAAAACTTCCACGTCGCCCCTATTTCTGTCGCATCGTCATAGACTAGTTTAGTGATGTCAGTGGCACTTGCACCATCTAAGACTATGGGTGATGTTACCATGATTATTTGCATTCTCGCTACGATTTTATCGGGTACTTCCGTTATATCTTCAGAACTCGTTGATGATTTCGGGAGTGTTGCCATAAACGCAAAACCGAGTTTCGTGATCTCGGCATGTTTCCCTAACCTTCCTTGTGCAGTAGTTGTGTTAGCTGTTGGAATAGGCCATTGTGTTGTTGCATTCACCCAACTATTTCCGAAAGCTGGGGTTACCGTGAACGCTGATAATCCTGTAGCTGCTTGTTTTTCTGACGTGACGCCTTCATGTGGTCCGTCCCATTGAAAATAAGATCTTTCAAAATCATGCACATTTGTGTTTACGACCCATTGAGAATCCGAGCCGTAAGCAGGGTCAAAAAAAGGATCCATTTCTTCATTAGCAGACATCTTTTGAATTATTTTTTTATGAGATGAGATTATTTATAAGCGATTTGAATAAAAAAATAAAAAAATATTATTCAATTAAAAATAGTTTTTATTTATTTTTTTTTTATTTTTGGGATTTGGAAGTTTCCAATTTGATATTCACAGGGTCGGGACTTCCTCGGGGTTCCGCGGTGTTCCGAAATCCCACCAATACTTTTTAAGTATGAAGGTTCGTACGAACCTTAAAAATCCGCCAATAGTTTCGCAGAAGATGGTTTTAGGAGAGACTCTCCTAGTTATTAGTTATTGCCACTATTCACATTTTGATTATAAGTTATCTGAATTTAAATTGAATTATTTTTTTTTTTTTTTA